CTCCGGGCGGCTAATAATCTGAATCGTCGGATTAGGCACCAGCGTCTTTGCGCCGTCCGCCCCCACCTCGAAGAGCGGCGGCGTGGACTGCTCCATGACGATGCGCGGCGGGTATGCCTCGCCCCGGAAACTGGTATCCCAGTTCAGCTTTTCATAATAGGCAACAAAATTGTCGAGGTCGTGCGCAAACGCGCCCATGATTTCTGCCATTTTGATCTCCTTTCACACTTCCACGCACTCATCGGCGCGGATATTGATGCGTTTGCCGCCGGACTTGATCACGTAGCCGTACCGCTTTGTTCTTGTTGGCGGGCTGTATCTTTCCGCCGGGTAGATCTGCCCGACGACCGGGCTCAGCTCCGGATAGATCTCTACCGACTTTGTGATGCGGATGTTTACCCGGCTGTGCGGCAGGCGGAGCTCGCCGTTTTCGGCGCGCATACGCTCTCCGCGCTGCATACGCCCTGCTGCCCTGGTTGCTTTTATATTTGCGCCCTTACAGGCTTTCGAGCAGCACGGCGTATATTTACCGTATTGCCGCAGGTAGCTTTGGCTCCTGCAAAATTCCTTCCCGCACTGCGGGCATATCAACTTGACTAATTCCTGTTTCATGCGTTCACATCCCTTTCGTCTGGGGGCCGGTATTCCGGCCCCCGTAGGCAGGACGGGCTTTCACCGTCTGCGCACCGGCGCGCCGCGCTCGCTTGACTTACGCTGCGCATTTCCGGGCGAGCCGCCCTTGACTGCCGTCAGGCGGCTTATAAAAAGGAGGCAAGCGATGCACGGGGGCTATGCGAGACCCCCGTGTGGGGTAACGTTGGCGGTTTCCGTTCGCGCGCACGTTCCACACGCGCTTTTTATCCCCGGCGCACGGGCTTGAGGGAGCTTGCCGTGCGCCGGGTGCAAAGCCGGGGTTTCCTTCCGCAGCCGTCTCATGGCGGAGCGCCTGCGGCATAAGTCCGATAAAATATGGTCCCCGGCTGATTGCCTATTCCTTGGTGCTGATATCCTTGTGCAGCAGGCCGTCCGCGCCCTTGACGAGCGGCAGCGCCCTGCGCCGCACCTGCTCATCCGGATTCCAGCCGCATTTCAGGCAGCAGGCCGTCGTGCGGTTCATGCAGGCGTTCCCGCTTTTCGGCAGGCCGCACGGCATTCCCGTCCGGCATTCGTTTTTTCTTCCGGCATTTTTAAATCTCCTGTATATCGATTCCGAATTTCGAGCGCATGAATTTCCGGTTGCGCAGATACTCCTTTGTCCTGGTCGGCCCGGACTTGACGTCCTCGACGACGAGCTTGCCTCCGAATTTGTACGAAAAGTCCGCCGTGTACCGCACCGCGCGGATGCGCTCGCCGGTTTCGGTGATGTAGCTCTCCTGCAAGGTGAACTGCGGTTGCAGGCGCAGATCGGAGATAATGCCAGCCCGAAGCATCACCATCAGCTCGTCATACCGGCGCGCCTCCTTCTGGCTGTCGAAGCGCAGCTCTCCGCGCTCGGCGGGCGCGCTGTGATACTTCGAGGCCTTCTTCGGCCCCGCGTCAGCCCCCGGCATCTGCTGCCGTGCATAAAGCTCCCGCATCCTCGGCGGCATGTCCGCCATGGATGCAAACCGCAGCCCGCTCATTCCGTCACGCCTCCCGTATTTGTCTGATATTCGCCGTAGCTGCAAAAATCGTCTGCCTCTTTTACCGGTTTGAATACACGATCCCAGCGCTCACCATAGGTGAAGGTGTTTTGCGGGTGTCCGCAGTAATAGCCTGCGGTTCCATCTGTCCGCTCATACCGTTCGGCGTGTTCGCAATCCTTGCACCGCACCACCTCCGCGACGTCGGCGGCAGGCACTTTCGCAAGTTTATCGAACAATCGGCTTACCCGCATCACGGGTGCCATGCACGCCTCGCTTACCCATTCATTGGCCGCTTTCACCGCCTCCGCGCGGCTGATAAATTCTTCAGTCATCATGCAATCTCCTCATTTTTGCTCCGCAATTCTCACAGTAAGATGCACGGTAGTCATCCCATTCGTGTTCTTCACCGCAATTTGAGCAGATCTGCATGCCGTCTTCCTCCAGCCATACGCCATACACAATCGGCGCAGCATCGGCAGTGCGCTGACGCAGCAGGAACGTTTTCACCCGCTGCGGCGTCCAGTGCGGGTTGGCAGCGTTGCAGACTTCAAAGTCTTCCAACGCCTCGGTTCTGCTGATAAATTCTTTAGGCATGGTTTACCTCCTTTAGCCAAAGCTCACTCGCTGCCATCGCTCCCGCCCGGATTGCGGATTCCTCCGTTATTTTGCCCTCGTCCATTTTCTTCCGCAGCAGCTTCGCGTACAGAGTGATCGTCAGCGTATCCTCTACCACACCGGCGTTTGTCTTCCAGCGTGGCTTTGCCGCCAGCCCCCAGTTTGCATGGTTCCGGCTTGTGCCAATTGACATGAGGATCTTTCTTGCGCGTTTTCTGGTCATGCCCTGCCCCCCATTTCCTGCAAAGCCCGCTCGGCTTCGGCTCGCGTCAAAAATATGCTCTTCCCGATTGCATTTTTATCGAAAGCCGGGCCGCCTGCCGTCTCGTAGATGACCTCGCGCACCGTGTGCTCATACACCCTCACCCCGTCAGTCTCGTACACCTTGCACGGCTTCACGACCACGCGCCCGTCCTTGTCGGCCTCGGCAAGTTCGCGCAGGCGGGTATAACTGCAAAGGCTTTCCAAATCAGCAAGACGCATCAGATTCAGTGCGATCTCGTCCGCCTTATCTTTCGGCAGAACTTCCTCCGGCGCACACCCTCTGTCCTCGTAGGCTTTCAGCCGTCCGTACAGATCGCGGGCCATCTTGCGGAAAATATCCTTGCCAAAGCCGTTGCTCGTTGGGCCGTTGATCAGCACGTTGAGCGTGCTGTCCCGGCACTGCTTCCAGTCGATTTCCTTGCCGCCGATCGCGGCGTGCAGAAATCGGTCGGTATCCGGGTCTACGTTGATATTAGATCTTGTCAGCCGTCCCATAGTTCTTCCTCCACATACCGCCAGCTCTGCGGCGGGCGTGTGACCGGCTTGGGTTTTGCCTTGAGCGCTACCTCTACCTCATTTGGCACAGCGTAAAATTCCCGCAGTTCGCGCGGGGTATCGTAAATCTTGAGATTTGATATGTGCCAGCCGAAGGTAATGTTGCTGATCTCATCGCACAGAAATTCCCCGATGACTTTTCCGTTTCCGCATTTGTAGATGTAGCACTTAAACGGCGGGTTCATCTTCGGGCGCGTCTTGCGCACCTCAATGGTCTTCCGCCCGTTGATGATCTTCTCGCACCACTTCGGGCGGACGCTGATTAAAACAGCTTTACTCATGCTTGTCTCCTTCCTCCGGTGCTCCCGGCAGCGGCAGCCAGTGGGTAACTGCGCAGTCTACCGGATTGTTGTACACATCGTCCGGATTAAACTGTCTGTTCTCCCACCAACCCTCCGGGATGTAGTAATCATCCGCCTCCTCGTCGTACAGGCCATAGCAGTAGATGTTGCTCCAGTTCCACGCACTTTCCTGCGTCAGTAACTTCCCGTCCTCGTAGATAACCGGTGTCACGAAAATGTATCCGTTTCGATTGCAAACTGCCAAAACCTCTGTCTCTGGTTCCGGCATCCGCTCCGTCACCGGAATCCGCCTCTGTTTCTCCCGCAGCGCCGCGTTCTCGGCGGTCAGGCGCTCGATCACGTTAGCAGCCGCAAACTCGATGTATTCCCGCCGATCTTGGATTTCTCCGACCTTGCAGTTTTCGCACGCGTCGTCGTGTCCAAGCCCCTTCGCGCAGCACCGCAGCGCCTTCGCGATTTCCTGCCCTGTCATAGTGCGGACGCCTCCATTCCATCAAAAATCATCTGGCCGGGCAGTTCATCCGGATTTAACAGCGCGTATTCCGGATCCCGCCACTCGACGCCGATGTAGTCCAGCACACGGCCCCAGCCGTACCAGTTCCCGCGATCATCCTGCATTACGTGATTCATCCACATTTCCCACTCCTTTGGATTCCGCTCCCACAGCCGGTCGAACCGGTGTGGGCGTTTTTCCATGTGCACGCCGAACCCGCACATGGAGCACCCGGTTCTCTGTGCTTTTGTCGTCCTGAGTGTTCCGTCTGCGTCGCGCACGATCTCTCCGTAGATTTCCGGCACCGGAACCTGCAAATCCAGCGCAAGCTGCAAAAGATCCTGCCGCGAAAAAATCGCGAATGGACAGCTGCGTTTCGTTCCCGGCGATATGTAGTTGCACCCGTTCATCATCAACGCTTTCTGCCTGCGCCCTCCTTCGGACGCCATCAGGCCCATATACGGGAAGCTTCCGGTTTCTTTGGCATAATCGCTGCAAGGCTTTTCTTTCAGGTAATAGCAGCACTTATCCGATACGAGAAAATCCGGCGTTTTGTAGCTAACGCCTTCATTCTCATTTTCGTATCCGCCGAAGATCTCCAGCCATTTTTGCGCCAGCTTCATCCGCGTCCCCGTGCGGAACCCGCCGTAAGCCCCTGTTTCCCCAGTGATGATCGCATGGCGTACCGTTGCGTTTTTCTCGCTTGGATTTTGCAAAAGCGAGATTTTCCCCGCAACTTCCTTGGAGATCACCGGCCATCCGTACTCCCGCAGCACTTCCACTTTGCTTTTCAGCGGTTTCAGCGGCTTCACGCCGAGTTGCTTGTGAATCAGCTGAATGCTTTTATCCTCAAGCGACGATACCGAGATGGCAGGCACATCAATACCGATGCTGCGAAGGAACAGGAGCAGCGTGATGGAATCCAGCCCGCCGACAGCTACGTAGCAGCTACCTGCAACGTCTGGGTGATCGTAGAATTCCCATGCGCGGATTTTGGCGTATTTCACCTTGAACGCATAATCCATCTGCTGTTTTACTCGAAAATCCGCAATCTTCCGTTCGGTATCCAGCCTTGCATTTCGCTCCAGCACATTCTCTTTCATTTTGCCTCCTCCCTCCCCGGCGTCAGCTTCGCCAGCATGATCTGGCCCAGATCCGCAACGTAGACCAGCCGTCCGCGGCTGTACGCCAGCAGCTGCTCGCCGCACATCCAGACCGGGCCGCGCGGCCCCTGCTGCTTGCGGATGATCTCCGTTGCCTCTTGCAAATATGGATTTTTCATGGTATACTCTCCTTGTACTTAACTTGTTACGGGGAAGTGTAGGCTTCTCTGCCCTCGTCCGGCTGGAACCGGTCGAGGGCATTTTTTATCCGAACATTCTGTCCGGCTGGTATCCAAGCCTGGCTACACTGGCCGTCTGATGGTATTCCGGCCGCTTGAAGCTGTAGCCCCAGCGTTTTGCCGCCCAGAACAGGGCCGCCGTTTCATCCGCCGCGTGTACCGTAAGCTGGCGGCCTGCGTAATCCACCACGAAATAGTGCTTGCCGGCGTAGCCCGGCTGCTCGACGATATCCGCGCGCTTCGCGGCCCGCTCGCCGGGGTAATCGATACTATTTTGCCGCATAGCTCTTGCCCCTCCTGTCCTTATTTGCCGCCCGCTCGATCTGCCGGATGGCGGCTATGTCCGGTTCCAGACTGATCTTGTCCCGGTGGTTGATGTCGTAGATGTGGTTTCGGATGCTCACATAGAGCGCCCAGCTGCAGCAGCGTGCGCTGCATCCCGGCTCCCGGCCGGGGCAGTCCTTCGCGCACGGCGGCGGGATCTGCCGCATACGCGGCGCGTAGATCTGCGCCGTCATGTGGCTTCGTCCTGCTCTTTCATCAGCCAGTACGCCAGCTTCTGCAGCCGCGTCTCCTGCGCCAGAAGCGCGTCCGTTGTTTCGTGGTCGACGCGCGGCATTTCGCACAGGAGCGCCCGATCATTCTTGAGATCGTCCGCGTAGGCGTTGACCGCCTCGATCACGTCCGCCAGCTGATCTGGGCGGAAGTCGACCGTGATCTTCCGCTCCTTCACAGGCAGATCCCCGTAAAGAACGTCGTGAGCGATACGCCGCCGAGGACGGCGGCGATCTCCGTCGCGTGGGCGCAGCCTGCGATGATGCACAGCGCGAAGCCCACGCCCGATAGCCAGATGCAACCCACCTTCGCCAGCCGCCGCATGGCCTTGCGCCACTGGTAGATCGCCCGGATTCTCTCCCGGCGCTCCTCCAGGCTTTCCCCTTCAGGAATTTCCGGCGGCTCATACCCGATCCGCCGCTCTGCAAGATTGGTTCTCATTCTGCCAACTCCTTCCTCCATACCGGGCTGTCCTCCCGGTTCACGCAGTAGCGCATGGTTTCCTTGAATTCCTCGCCTATTCCTCGCTGGCAGAACGCGGCATAAAATATGTTCAGGATTCGCGCGGCAGCAGCGCTCAGTTCCAGTGCGCTGCCGGATAGCGCAGATACCGTTTTTTTGCCGTCCATGCCGATCTCGACGTGTACCTTCCCGTTATCCATTGGTTTCCTCCTTCGTCTCCTGCATCCGCCGGACGAGCCGCGCCAGACGGGCATTTTGTGTCACAAGCTTCTGCGCGTCCAGGTCAAGCCCCTTGCGCTTGAGCCCGTTTATGATCTGCGCCGACTGGCACTCACACACCAGCGCCGCCTCAATCAGATCATGCAGCTCCTGCACATTCAGCGTCAGGGTGTAGCTCTTGACGTTCGCCATAATATCAACTCCTATGTACGCGCCTTACGGCGCGTTTAATTGCTGGCCGCGGGCAGACGCCCTTCGGCTGCGGCCCGCTCGAGGATCTGCCACGCCACGCGGCGGGCAGCCTGCCGGTTGGCCTCCTTCTGCTCCGGCGTCAGGCGGCGCAGGTAGTTGTCCGCGATATACGCCGTGCAGTTTGGAAAATGATACTCGGCCACGATGTGCGGCTCTTCGTCCGCGATCGGGTCATACGGCTTTCTCATGGGTCAGCCTCCTTTCAGCGTTAGTTTTTCCATATTTTGCAGATTTACGCTGGCTGTTCTTTCTTCTCGCCCTCGAGCTTCCCGATGATGCCGCGGATTCTCTCAGCCGTTTTATATCGGTACGCTGCTACCTCGCGGAATCGCTCCCGGTCGCCTTCGGGCCGCCTCTCATCCTCGGCGGCTTCATCCCACTTCCGGCCGTTCTCTTCGGTTCTATCGGCCTCTTCCAAAAGGATTCTTTTAGCAAGATATTTCTCAGCTTGCGTCAGCTTCGGCATCCCTTCACGCCTCCTTCTTCTCGCTCTTCGGCTGCACCATAGCAGCCATGCCCTGCATAAAGATCAGCGCCTTCTCACGCATTTCCGGCGTAAGCTTGTTGATTTCCGCCGAGATCTTCTCGGCCTGCTGCTTCTGTTCCTCTGACATTGATCTCACCTCGCTATTGTCAATCGTCCCTGCGCTGTGCTATCCTTTATCTGAAAGGAGGTGTCAGCACAGTGGATAATTACTTCATTCTCACGCCCGACGAGCGCCAGATTGCGCTTGCCTACGCGCAGGCCCGCTTCTCGGAGTGGCTTTCGCAGAACCACTCCGAGAAGGATTTCCCGCGCCGCAGATCAGCGTTCTACGCTTGCCTTGACGAAGGCGTCACGGTTGCCCTTGACTTCCGCCAGCGTAATGGCATGTAGATCCTTCGTCGCATTGATCCATTCCCAGATATAAGTTGTGGCAAACTCGAAGTCTTCTTCCGTTGCCCCCAGCTCTGCGGCTGCTTCCATCAGCCGCAGAGCCAGTTTGTGCCCGCTCGGGTTCTGGTTTTTCTTCAGTTCCTCGTATTGCTTCAAGGATTCCGTCGGTTCTGTAAACTGCATTGATCTCACCTCGCTCGGTTTATTCGTTATGTATAGACTAGCATGTGATACGTATATTGTCAAGTATTATTTTATACATTTCACATATTTTCTGATTGACAAATATGCGTGCCTGTGATACTCTCATTTCAGAAAGAAGGTGAATCCATGAACACAGTGAATGAACGAATCTCGTTTTTAATCAAAGATCAGGGTCTGACGCAGTCCAAATTTGCCGAGCGCATTCACCTGACACAAGCTCATGTCTCTCGAATATGCTCCGGCACATATGTCCCAACCGAGCGCACGATCTCGGATATCTGCCGGGAATTCAACGTCTCCCTCGCCTGGCTCGAAGACGGCGAAGGGGAAATGTATGTGCAGCGCAGCGCGAATGAGGAGCTGGCCCTGCTGGTCTCGAACATCATGTCCGACGCGGATGACTCCTTCCGGAAACGCTTCATCTCCCTCCTGATGGCGCTCCCGCCGGAAAAATGGAGCGAAATTGAAAATTTCGTAAAAAAATTAAACGGAGACGCTTGACCGTCTCCGTTTATTTTTGTATTCTGGTAGGGGGTGGTATTTATGGATATTCCCAAAATCGTCACATACTGCGGCTATGGTTTCATTTCTTGGTTCATCGGCAAGGTCTTGCTCGAAATCCACACAAGAAAATTCCCAGAAGGCCAGCCGGAAACAACGTTTATGTGGATTTTGGACCATGTGTTAATGTGGATTTCGTTTATCTTCTTGGTTCTCGGCGCTGCCGTGAGTCTCGCCGCTTACTTCGTACATTTTGCTGAGTTTTCCCGCCACATGAACAAGTGGGAGCAAAAGGAGCGCGACGCATATACGCGCGGCTATGACGACGCTAAAAATGGACGCGTATTCCGTCTTCCTCCGCAAGATTAAATAAGGGTGGTATTTATGTTCAAGCGCCTCAAGTCCGGGAACGCATTTGACAACGGGTTAATGATTGCATACATCCTTGCATTTATCTTTTTGCTTGTCAGCTGCCAGACAAACACCTATACCAAGCAAGAGGTTGAAGAACTGAAGCAAGAATATGAAAGCCAACTCGAAAATGCCCGTGAAGATAGCTACCAAGATGGCTATGACGACGGATACGATGATGGTTACTCCGTCGGTTGGGACGATTCCGCTCTCGAATACGGGGACAATTTTTCTGATGCCCCCACTAGTCAAAGTTCATATGTCGTATGGGTAACTCCTGCTGGCAGCAAATACCACCTGCGAAGCTGCAGCGCAATTCGTGGGCATTCTGTAGAGCGTACCACAATCGCAAAAGCCGAAGCCGCTGGCTATACCGCCTGCTCAAAATGCGATCCTTAACTTCCCCGCCGGAACGGTTTCCCGTTCCGGCGCTTACTTTATGATGTTCCGCAGGAATCGCAGGATGATTTTCAGCTGATCCAGTGTGGCCCGCTCTAAAATGTTTTCAATCCGTTCCATCGTTTTTTCCATTCCCGTCTCCATTTCTCCACAAAATTCCCGTTCATTTTTTGTTAATCTTTGCCTCTTGTTCGCGCCTCCCGAAAGTTGTAAGATATAGGTAGGCGTCGCCCGCGCCGCTGGCCGAACAACAACGCGGGCTTTGGTTTCGCGCAAACGACCGGGAGCCGTCTGTAGCTTTATGGTAGCCTGCCCATGGTAGACTTGTAAAGATGTGGTAGTTGCTTTTTGCAGTCAGACGTCTTGCTTTTTTAGGGGGGAATGACATGTTTTGAAGGAAAAATTATCTGATTTGTGCCGTGAGCAGAAGCAGACGATCACTCCGCACAAAACAAATCAGGACGTCGCCGAAAATACCGACCTTTCCGTCGGCACCGTATCCCAGTTCTTTCGCGGCGACATCAAAAATCCGTCTGTTTACACGGTCGGCCCGATCTGCCGGGAGATGGGCGTTTCTATGGATGAGTATTTCGGCATCCCGCATGATGAGCCTGCCGAGCCTGCCGAGCCTTCCGATGCTGAAAAACTCCGCGCCGAGAACGCGGCCCTTCGTGCGCAGCTTGCCCAGCAGCAGAAGTCCCTGCGTATGCACCGGCTTGTGACGCTCATCCTCTTGGGTATTCTTTTGCTGTGCGCCCTTGCGCTTGTGGCCGACGCGCTCATCCCATCGATCGGCTGGATCCGCACATGAATAAAACCGCCCCGGCCGGTGTCGAAGCGGTATCCGTATAACCTTTTGCCCTTGTGGTGAGAATCTGCCTATGAAATTTACATCTACTTGGAAAATCTCCGACCCGCTCGCGCAGTACATCATATATCTGCGCAAGTCCCGGAAGGACATGGAGGCCGAATCTCTCGGCCAGACCGACACGCTCAAGCGCCACCGTGCCACGCTCTTGTCTCTGGCCGAAAGCAGCGGCCTGAACGTCGTGGAGATCTGCGAGGAAGTCGTGACCGGCGACTCCATTGCCGTCCGGCCGGAGGTGCAGAAGGTCCTGCAGCTCGTCGAGACCGGCAGCTATGCCGGCGTGCTCGTTATGGAGGTCGAGCGTCTGGCGCGCGGCGACACCATCGACCAGGGCATTATTGCGCAGACTTTCAAGTATTCCAATACAAAGATCGTTACCCCGAACAAAGTCTATGACCCAAACAACGAAATGGACGAGGAATACTTCGAGTTCGGTTTGTTCATGTCCCGGCGGGAATACAACACCATCAAGCGCCGCCTGTCGCGCGGGAAAGAGGCTTCTTTGCGCGAGGGTAAATGGATCTCCGGGAAAACGCCATTTGGCTGGCTTCGGGAGAAGCTGCCAAACGACAAGGGCTATAAACTCATCCCGCACCCGGACCAGGCCCCGATCCTCCGGCAGATTTATGATTGGTATACCGGCGAGGGCTGCGCGCGCATCGGTTCTTACGCCATTGCTTCGCGGCTGAATGCTCTCGGCGTCAAGACGAATTCCGGCAACTCATGGACAACCTCCGCTATTCTGGAATTGCTTCGTAACCCGGCAAATGCCGGATGGATTAAATCCGGCGGCAGGCCGGAGACAAAGCGTATCGTTGACGGCTCTGTTGTCGTCAGCCGCCCGCGCACCCGGCAGGAGGATTTGAAACTCTATAAAGGCTTGCACGATGCTCTGATCTCACAGGCGCAGTACGATAAGGCCGTTTCGCTGAGTTATTCAGTTGTTGCTCCGCGCGGCAAGGGCGCATGGAAGACCGTTACCAGCCTTGCCGGGCTTGTTCGCTGCGACCAGTGCGGGCGCGTCATGGTTCGCAGAGCGTCTTCTGGTGATCGGCGTCCGTCATTCATGTGCCCAACGCAGGGCTGCCCCACTGTCAGCTCATGGTATAGCGAGGTTGAAGAGGCTTTGCTTAACGCTCTGCGTGATTGGCTGCGTGAGCTTGAGGTCGGCGAGGTTGACACGAACGACGACCATTCACTGCTAGACGCGCTCTCCGCTTCCATCAACGCTGACCAGAAGCAGCTTGCTAAGCTGGAGGCGCAGGAAGCCCGCGCATACGAGCTCGTCGAGACCGGCGTTTACACCCCAGAAGTCTTTCTTCGGCGATCTCAGGCGCTGGCCGCAGATAAACAGGTGATTGTTTCCCGCGTCGAAGAGAACCAGCGCGCGCAGGACGAAATCACGCGTGCCAAGCAAGCACGCGCCCGTCTCGCCCCCGCTGTTCGCCATGTGCTCGAAGCGTACCCCCTTGCAGCGACTCCGCAGGATAAAAACGATCTACTCAAAACTGTCCTGCAGAAAGTCCTTTACCATAAGCGTTCAAAATCCTATTCCAAAGCAGGCAGCGATATGTGCCTAACCCTTTACCCCCTCACTGATTGATTTGCCGCCTTCCCTTTTCAGGTCTGCAATTACGTGGGCCGCATGAATGAATCCCATCTAAATATAGATTCTATAGCAAGCGGAAATCCCTCCTGGTGACAGGAGGGATTTCTTTATTTTGCGATATGCTCATAATACGCCATGAGCTTCTGTTCCGGCCCCGGGCCGTCTTTATCGAGCAGGAATGCCTTTGCCAGCGCGGCGTAGAATTCCGGGCGGTTGAGGCCGAACTCTACGGCGACGTGGTAGTAGTCCGAGTACATCATGTTCATGGTCACGCCCCACGCCCAGCGTGGGATATCGGTTTCCTGGACACCCATGCCGTCGGCGATGGCGCTGGTCTGATCCATCGACCAGTGCGGGCCGGTCGTGCCGTCGGCGTTGCGCATGGCTGCCGCCCACTGCATGGCGGTCGCGCGGTCAAACTCGACCGTCTCCGGCTCGTCGTGGTCCTCGAGCTTATCCAGCCGGCACAGCAGATCTGTGACTGCTGCGGCCTGCTCGACCGTACGCATGGACACCGGGCACTCCGCGATCTCCCGCAGCGCGGCGTGGAGTTTGTCTTTATACGCCTGCATGATAGCACCTCATGCGAGCTTGAGCAGCCCCGTGCAAAGCTCGATCACGGAGCCTGCGGCCGTGCTGTCGGTCGTCGCCACGAGCGTGAATGTATGATTGACGCAGCAGCAGCACCCGGACAGCTCCAGATCCGTCTCCGTGTGGATCTCCGCATTGCCGGATGCCGGCAGCGTGACGCGCTTGAGCGTGCAGGGCAGCGCGACGCCGTCCATGTACCACTGCAGGGTCAGGACGCCCGCGGCCGTCGCCGCGATGACCGCATCTGCGGCCAGATGATACAGGCCGATCTTGACCGTGTCGTAGCTCTGCGGCTCGACCTGGATGGACGAACCGGAATTGACGACCTTTGCCCCGGCCAGCGTCAGCACGTTTTCGCTGTCTGCAGCGAGCAGTTGGGGCGCGTTATTAAAATATCGGACGCAGGATTTTTGATACGCCCGATTTCCATTGCCGTTATTACAAGCCATTTTCATTACTCCTTCCGTTTGGGCTTATGTGAAGGGGCATTATGCCCCGGATAGCTATATCAGGGTGTACCCGTGTCAGCCGCCGCAGCCGCACGGATTGCAGGGCGGGTTCTGGTAGTACCGGCCCAGCTGGCCGAGGATGTACTGCGACTGCATATAGTCGTTGTTCGCGGCTCTGCTCTGTGCAAGCTCATCGCGCAGACGCTGGTTCTCCTGCTGCTGCAGGAGCGTCCGGGTCGCCTCGCCCTCGGCGTGGATGGCCGTCTTGATCTCGCACGCGTTGATGCTGGCGTTGTAGTTGACGCCGTCGATCGCGCGCAGGATCTCGCAGCAGCACTTCTGCTGGCCGGCAAAGCCCGCCTCCGTGACAGACTGCAGGTCGCGCAGCTCGCCGAGGATGTTGTAGGCGTTGTCCTTGACGGCGCTGGTGACGTCGTATGCGCTCTGGCGCGTTGCCGCGACACCCTCGTTGTTCTGGCGCTCGAGGGCTGCAAAGTCCGTCGCGCGCTGCACGTCGGCCTGGGTCGCCGGGGAGCTCTCGCCGCTGCCGCCGAAGCCTCTGCCCGCGAAGAGCAGGAAGAACAGCGCGATCAGGATGACAATGCCCCATCCGCCGAAGCCATAATCCTTATCCATGGTTTTCCCTCCTTTCTGGGTGGAATGAAATTTGATAGGCGCTTTCGCGCGGTATCACTTGCCGATCTGGCCGACGAGCTCGCCGACCGTCTTGTTTTTGTTTGCCTCGAACCACGCCTCAAAGCCTGGCTGCGAGGCCAGGAAGCTAAGCACCATCTGCGGGCTCTGCCCCTGCAGCGTCGTCTTCGCCGTCTGCAGCAGGCCGTTCAGCAGTTTGCTTCCCCCGCCGTTTCCGCCCATCAGGGCCATAATCGGATTTTGCATTGAGCTTTCCCTCCAGTTCTTCGATTTTCCCGGCCATGCTCTGCAGGCCGGCCGTGATCTGTTTCAGCTGCTCCTGCAGCTGGTTTGCCGCCTTTTCCTCTTCTGTCGGCTCCGGGAAGATCCGGAACCGCGCGATGGTCTTGGCCGCCATGCTGTCCGTGCGGATGTAGTACAGCAGGTTCTCGGTCTCGTGCAGCGCGAGCGCGTTGTCGTTCGGCTGCATCTGCAGGTTGTTGATGCTGGCCTCGCTGGCCACGGTCAGCACGCCGAGCTTCGGCGGCTGCAGCGGCAGCTGCGGGCCCTGCGGCCGCGGCATGGGCTGCAGCTGGATCTGCTGCGCGCCGTCCATCTCCCAGCGGCCCGTGTACGGGTTGTACGCCATGCGGTATCGCCCCTTTCTGCTACCATTCTAGCGTTTCCCCGTCCCCGCTGGGGGACATTTGCGGGGCATGTATGGGACATTTGTGTACCAAATTTTTTATATTTTTTTGCATTTTCCTCTTGACATTTGCACGCATTGCGTGTATAATAAGGCCATAAGATAAAGCAAGGCGAAAGCCGGAAAGAGGTACATCATGGAAACCAAAATCATCGACCGTTACGAACTCATCGCTTGCACTGCCATTGCCGTTAACTCTGGTTACATGGAAAGACAGCCTGCGATCCTCTGCCGCGATATGGATGCCTGCCTGGGCGACGCATTTTGCGTGTATTTCGATTATTCGCTGGACTACTTTGAATCTCCGGAAGATCTCTACAATGCCGAATACCCGGAGTTCGACGACGACACGCTTGCTACTGTCCGCATCGACGGCCAGCCCATTAACGCTTATTTTTGGGGCGAGCTTGCGCCGCAGTTCGCCGAGATCGTCGACAGCTTGGATGATGATGCAGAGTGAACGGGAGAGTGCGATTGACTGGCTATCAGCAAGCGATCCTCATGCTGCTCGGCGTCGATACCTGCGGCAGGTTCCTTGTTCGCTGTGTTGATCGGTGGTACATCGACGCGGTTGCCGAGCTTTTCCCAACTGCGCCATACCTCCAGCGCCGCGCAGACGGAAAGAAAGACTTTTGGGTTGTGAAATCCGCGAAGGTGCATCTTCTCCCGTCCCTCGCCGACGTGACGGATTGGCAGGGATTTTGCCGCGGTGTGGTGGAGCTGCAAGCTTGCCTTGATCTCTGGCCGCACAAGGTACGTGGCAAGCCCACCAGGACGCCACGGCTGCGGGTTTACGGGCAGCCTGAGCTTTTAACGCAAGTATCCTCGCATTTTCCGGCAGGGCCGAAAAAGCTGCAATTTCGGCGCACGCAGACCGGTGAAACGTGCGTCCTGTACTATCAAAGTCCGGCAGAAGTCGCCGATATTCTCGATTCGCTGCGCGGCGATCCTTGCAACCGCGCACTCTGGGCGCGTTGGGACGCGCTCATGCAGCAAAATTCATCAGTATAGGAGGATCGAAAAAATGAAACTCACGCCCTTTATCCGCTCCGCCCTCTACGCTGAGACGGGCGCATACACCGACCGCGACGCCTACATCTCCGATCTGGCACTGTCCAGCATCTGGGGTGACGCCGAGGACGCTGAGGTTCCGATGGAGCGGCTGGCGCTGCTCGGCGGGATCTGGGACGGGAAACACTGCACAATCCCGGAGTTGATCGAGAAATACAGGATGACGCAAACCGGATTTGCGCAGTATTTTGGAATCCCGCTGCGCACCGTGCAGGACTGGTGCGGCGGGCGGCGGGGATGCCCGCCGTATGTGATCGCGATGATCGCGGAGATCTTGGCCGCGAACGCACAATAGATGCAAAAAGCACCCGTGGGACGAATCCCACGGGTGCTTTGCGTTATGCTCCTGTCAGGCGGCGGGCGGTGTTGTAGATGTGCGGCAGGCGGCGGGAGATGGTTTTGCGGTCGATACCGATTTCACCGGCCGCGTCCAACTGCGGGAGCCTGCGCACGATATAAAGATTCACGATCTGCTGATCGATCTCATCCAATAAGCCCTCGTCAGCGACGCGCTCCCAGTCGCTGCGCGTGAGGTGTTCCAGCTCCTTCGGCAGAGCCAGCCGCGCAGTTATGCTTTCGTCACTCCCTTCGTCCCGCCGCCGGGCATGGCTTACTTATCCTTGTGATTCAGCACAGCGATATTGCCCTTGTTGCTGACTTCGAGATCCAGCGCGGCGGCGATATCGCGCACCTTGACGTAGTTCGTGCCGTTCTTCAGGATGCGTTCGACGGTGATTTCCTTTCCGTCGACGATGATCTTGCTCTTTTCTACCATTTCGGTTTCCTCCTCTGCATTTTTCCCATCTTCGAGGGCCATCACGGTATGGCCCTCACTTACCAGCACGTCGCCGCGCAGCAGATTGGCGTCCGTCATCAGATACTTGCTGCCGATCAGCAGCTCGAAGTCTCCCGTTGCGGGCCAATCGTGCAGCATACAGTAGGTGGTGCAGGAATTCCCCTGCTTTTTGTAGAGCGCTTCGACCGACGCGCAGCCTGCGGCCACAGCGCAGAGCATCATGAGCGCGGAGCAGTCCGTCTCCACGGGCTTTGTGATCTTGCTCACGTCCCACCCGACGGCTCTGGCGGCCTCATACGCCGTGTTCCTGTTGTCCATGTCGTAGCCGATGTTCCGGTTCTTAATGGCCGCCTCGCACGTCTGCGCGGCCCGCTCGGCCTTTTTGCGGCTCTTGTAGCGCAAGATGCCGAGCCAGCGGCCATTGTACCAGTTGGAGATATTCAGCTCCCGCCCGGTCTGATTGCCTGGCTGCTGGTTGCGGCCGCCCGTCTCGCCGAGACTGGCCTGCCCAATTTTGATGCTCATGCCCGCTCACTCCCGTACAACTCGTGATGAAGCTGCAGCACGGCGGCCTCGATCAGCTGATCGATTGTAGATACGTCGAACCGGATTCCGTGTTCGGCCAGAAAATTGATCACATAGGCTTTCTTTTCCTCGCCGTCCGTTGCCGCGTAGAGCTGTTCCGCCGCTTTTACGCCGATTTCGACGTATGTTTTGATGGTTTGCAGTTTGTTAGCGTCGATCTTGGTTTTGAGCCACGGGATCAGAAACGCCGAGACGAGCGCGCTGATGAGCGCGATCACTGCCGAGATGATCTGTGTGTAGTCCATAAGTATGCTCCTTTCAGTCTTTCAGCACGATCTCCGCGATGCGTGCTGCCGCTTCCGGGCCGTACTTTTCGGCCCATTTATCCATGTACTTCTGCGCGTACTTCGCGCGGTTCTCGTTTTTGGCCTTCCAGAGGTAAAACCCGCTGGAGGCCGTTGTTTCGGCCAGCACCGCAAGCGTGATCTCCGTCAGATCTGCGCCTGCCGCGCAGGCGATGATGAGTGCGAGGCTGACGAGCGCGCTGCAAATCAGCCATTTCTTACTAAACTCCATTGCTATGTCCGCATTGCGCCTCCAGCTGGTGTAAAAACTTCTTCACGTCGCCGTTCCCGCCGAGTGTGACGTATTTCTGCCCGGCAATCAGACGCTCGGCCATTGGCATTTCTTCCGACATGATGGTCAGCCGGAGGATTGCCAGATACTGCTCGTCCTGATGCTCCTGCATTTTCCCGAGCTTTTTGTCGATCTCTGCAAGGTGCGCCTCCTGCGTCGTGGCCTTGCCGCGCTTTTTCTGTATCGCGCTGACGACGGCATTGACGACCGCCGTCAGCGCGGACGAGCCGAGCACGGCGCAGACGAGCGTAACGATGATGGTTTTGGTGTCCATGATTTTCTCCTTTCCGCGTTTGCCCGCAGCATACGCAAGTATTCATCAGCTGATCTCCTCATTGATCGTCGCAATTACCGCCGGCGCATCCGTGCAGATCGGCGACAAACGGATGTACTCTTCAGCAGTCGACGTTACCGTGACGATATCTCCGCTGCTGGCAAAATGGAGATTGCCCCACGTCCGCCCGTTGTACATGTAGTCTGCGGATAAAAACGTTGCCGTTTCACTGTACCTCACTGCCACACTTGTTCCATCGTTTGTGGCGGGGAGGCTTACACCCTTGATGCGGAGCGTATCACCCGCGTGCATATGAATCAGGCTTGCCGCATCCATGTTCGCACCAATAGCCGCATGTCCCGTCTGCGCTTTATTGGCACCGCTCCCTGCACTCAAGCGCGTATCCGCAGAAATTCCGACTGTATCAATGATGTTTGTGATCTCTGCCGCGCAGGTAATCACAATGTTGCCTGTTACTTTGGCAATAGTTATCGTGCTGCCGGAAACCGCCGAAGCGGAAATGTCCGTACCGCCCATCGTGACAGTTATTGCGCCAAGCTTTTTATACGTGCCGGTCGGCGAGAGCGTCGTAGTGTAGGCCGCACCCTCGGCAATGCTGTCCGCCGGGTTGGAAGATGCGCAGTTGGTGAGATTTTGCGTGATGGTGTAAGTCACAGACGGTGCAGATGCCGCCGCAGTGATCGTGACTGCTCCTGTTACCTTGGCAATGTTGATTGCACCACTGCCGGGCGAATAAGCCGTGGATGTAATGTCTACGCCACCCATTTTTATCACAACGGAGGTCAGCGTCTTGCCGCTTTCCGGCGTGATGGTCGCGGTGTACGCCTCGCCGTAATCCACCTGAGACGCGGCGTTGCTGATCGTGCAGCCTGTGAGATTTTTTGTGATCGTCTGATACCAGTGCAGCGTCTCGGGCGTTCCATTGGTCATAGCCGCGCGATAAGCGTTGATATCGGCCATCGACAGTCCGCACGTTCCCACGGCAAAATGTACGCATTTGTCACGAAAACTGTCACCGGAAACCGCGTTGATGGCGTTGATGAGTCTCATCCACTCTGGTTCATTTCGGCGTCGGGCAAGGGCGTCCGTCCCCGAACCGGAATAAAATGTAGTAAGCTCATAGTCCTTGTCGATGTCCGATTGGCTTATGCCGAGCAGCCCTTCAAGTACACAAGCCAGTGTGCCGGTTCTGTCTGCGCCTGCCGTGCAATGGAGATACACCGGCTCCCGGTGCGTTACTGCATCAATCACGCACCGGAGGTAAGTCTGCCAGGTCTCGACAGGGGTCAGCGCGTAGGACGCTGCCTTGTCGGCAATCGTAAACCATACATCGCTGCCAAGCGGGGATTCCGTTGCAACGTCACCGTCAGACGGATCGCGTCCCTCTTTGCCTCTGAGATCGATCTCATGCTGCACTCCGAGCTGGCCGACTAGCACCGCGCGATCTGCGGCGGCAATACGCCCGCCGCGAATCAGCAGCCCGTATTTTATAGTGCCTCCATCGCAAGCCCAGCCTCCCAGATCGCGCACATTCCACGCTTCCGCGGAGTTGCGCGTGCGAATCCACCGCAGCGCATCCAGCGGCTTGAGCGTCCCCGCCGCGTCCGTTCCGGCAAATGGCGTGAGGACGTTCGGCACCTCGTTATAGTGCGTCACCCCACCCGCCTCTTGTCCGATGGGCTTGTAGTTGCTCACCACCGCTTCGGCTGGCGCATAATTTGCGATCTGCGATGTGCTGTAATCAGCAGGATCGTACACCACATTTGCGAGGTAGCTCCGAACAAGCTCCGGGCATTGGTGCCATTCTATCGATTCCACATCGTCTGTCTCTACTGCTTCCCCTTCCACCGTCAGGGCTTCTCCGTCTACAGTTACTATTTTTTTCATTTTTCCTCCCTTCAGAAGCAGAACGCAAAGCTTACGCCGAGGCTGCTTGAGGCATTGGACGCGCCCGCCTGGCCGTTTGCTCTGACTCTGCAAAACATACCGCCGCTGGCTGACGACCGTTCCCACCAGAACTCGTCAACGCCTTCTCTCTTCTTGATCTTCGGGTTGCCTGCCTTGTAATAGTCGTACTGGCTTCCTTCCCCGGCTACGGAAGACCTTGCAGTCCCGAAAATCTCCACCTCGCTGAGCAGGAACAGCGTGTCCGATACGGTCTCAATCGTCGTGCTGTTGCCCCCCTCAGATGTCTTCTTGTTTACCGCGTGGATGCCGTTCTTCACCTCCGCCGGCATCAGCGCCAGAATCGCAGGCAGATAGGTCAGGCGCATATCGGTGTTCTTCCAGCCGAGACCGCTCAGGTTGGTGCTGTACATCTGCTTTGCTTCGCTGTAACAATCATGCAGCTGGAACGTCAGCGGAGCCGTGCCGGAGCCGTCCGCATACTCGTCATGATTCTTGCCGATGATATCGACCTGATAGGCCGTCCCGCCAATGTTCATGGTCTTGCTGTCGCCCACGGCCCAGCTGTCCGGGGCGATCCCGGTCCTGCACACCGCGATGATCTCTTCCCATGTATTGTCGGCAAAGCTGTCGAGATACAGGGGCATTTTCATGCTCTGCGTACCGATCACGATGCTCTGCGCGGCATTCACCCCGTTTTTCGCCGACGTAACGCTCCACGCGCCCGCCTCCGGCAGCTCCAGCGTGCACACTCCGTCTGTCCCGGCAGTTCCCGTGACCGTTTTGGAGCCCTTCACTGCCGTGACTGCCGCCCCGGCAGAGGTGGTCACGACCAGCTTCGGCGTAATGCCGGTCTGGATCGCCTGAATTGCCGACACGAAGCCAGACGGATAGATCAGCTGCGCGGACGTGCCTCCCTTGGCTCTGATCGCGTTCGCGACCGCCGTGAGGTCGGTGTCAAATGTCAAAAATTCCGCCATCAGAAGCTGCCTCCATTCGCGTTCGTGATCGTCGCCGCCGCCCATGCGCCATTGGACACCCGCAGGAACTTTCCGTTGTCGGAGGCCGTCACATCCGGCAGGAAAGTCTCATCGCCGGACAGCGTATATCTGGTTCCCCAGAAGCCCTCTGCGGCGTCCGCCGAATTGATCCACACATAGCGAACCATCAGTTCCTCCGACGTATCGCCCTGCGTCATTTCTGTCAGTGCAAATTTTGCATATCCGTCCGAAGCGTCCGCATGCAGCTCTGCCAGCGGAAGCAGCACGGTATCATCACCTGTGCCCCCGTCCAGCTTCAAAATTGCACGGCATGGCCGCCCTGCCTGATGGGCGGCAAGGATCTCAGCGAATGACTTATCATGTGTAGCATCCTCGTCGTACACATCCTGCCCCGACAGCGTGCAGGTCACATAAAACGGCTCTCTGTCCTTTGGAAGCACCCCCTTCTGCGCCTTCTTCGTTTTTACAGGCTCCCATTCCGTCGGTTTCCCATCTGTGTTTACAGCCTTTACGCGCACAAGATCGCCGACAGCCGCCCCTGCGACTTCAAGGCCCTCTCCTTGTTCTCCCTGCGGCCCCTGAGGCCCTGTATCGCCTTTCGGCCCCTGCGGTCCGGTGTCGCCTTTCGGCCCCTGCGGTCCGGTGTCGCCGGTCTCGCCTTTGGGCCCCCGCTCGCCGAGGTCGCCCTTTGCGCCGTCTGCTCCGGGATCGCCCTTCGCACCTGGATCTCCCTTGTCACCCTTCTCGCCGCGCGAAGGCTTTCCCGTGTCAGTCGTCCCGAGATACCAGTTTCCGTTCTTGCCGATGCTCGGGGTTATGCCGTCCGTTCCGCTTGCGCCCGCCGGGCCGGTGTCGCCCGGTTCGCCCTTCGGACCCTGTTCGCCCGGATCTCCCTTGTCGCCCTTTGCGCCCTGCAGCGGTCCGTTGTTGACCCACGCATTCGTCACGCCGTCGTAGATGTAAATGTCATAAGGTGCAGCCGCGCCCACGCCGTAGGCGTCGCCTACCTCCGGATTCTTGACCGACGCCTGCAGCGCGGAGACCGAGCCGAAATAGCCCTTGACCGTAAAGCCCGTTCCCGTATCGCCCTTCGGGCCGGTTGGGCCTGCCGGCCCCTGCGGGCCGGTCTTCCCCTGCGGGCCGGTTTCGCCCTGCGGGCCAGTCGCGCCAGTTTCGCCCTTGTCGCCTTTCTCCCCCTTTTCTCCGGGCTCTCCCTTCGGGCCGGTGTCGCCGGTCGCGCCCTTCGGGCCCTGCGCGCCGGTGTCACCCTTCGCGCCGGTGTCTCCCTTCTCGCCCTTGACGGTCTCGACGTTAAAGTCAAATGTCTTCCCGTCCGAAAGCGCGATCGTGTACGTTGCCGTCGTCCCGCTCTGCGATTTCTTCGTGATCGACGTGATGCTCGCGCCCGCCTCGCCGGTCTCGCCCTGTGCGCCGGCAGGTCCGGTCTGCCCCTGCGGCCCCGCCGGTCCCGTCTCGCCCTTCGGCCCCTGCGGGCCCATGACCGAGCCGAGGTCTATCACGCTGCCGTCCGTCAGCGTGAAAATCAGCTTCCCTGCGTCCGTAACCTCCACGGCCTTTACCCCGCGGGAGATCAGTCCGCCGATCGTCACCGTGATCTGATTCGGAATTTCTACCCTCATACCTGCTCCTTACTCCACAAATGCCCGATTCCCGCTCGCCAGCGTCGTCTTGTCGCCGTGCGTGTACCGGATATCGTAGGTGTACTTTCCCTTCGTGAATTTTGCCGTGACCGTCGCGTCGAAGTTCAGCGTGACCTGGTCATTCTCCACCTTCGCAAAGCTGAACGTGTGGACGGTCTGCCGCGTATCGTCCAGAAACACGACCGCCATGCTGTCCGTCGTCCCGATCGTGACGGCCTCGCCGTCCTGGTCCTTCAGGTCGAACCGCAGCACGATCGAGAATGTGTCTCCCTCGTACCATCGCAGCACCCCTTTGTCGATCCTCGGGCTCGGATAAGCCCCCGGAATTGGCGTCGCCATACCGCATCCCTCCTTTTCATCCAGTGTAGCAGACCCCCGCGCCGGATTCACCCCACGCGCAGCAAAGCCGGGGCTTTCGCCCCGGCCCGCTCGTTATTTTTCTTTCAGCCACTTGTCAATATCCTTGGACTTATCCGCCCGGTTGAACCCCAGTGCCACATAGGCCGCCAGCAGCTTCTCCTTGAGCTTCTTCCGCTCCTCCGGCGAGGCCTCGATGTACTGCGGCTTGTACGCCTTCGTGATCTCACTTCCGATATCGCCCTTATCGGCTCCGTGGTCGAAGTATTCCTTTGCCGCCGCTTTCAGATCTCCGCCGTCCTCGATGGTTTGCAGGATCTTGCCGTACTTCGTATAGTCCTTCCCGCCGGTCCACTCCTTGTAGAGCCAGTACGCCTTGTTCTCATCCTCGGCGTAGTCGTTCGCAAGGATCTTCTGGATCGCCTTCTCCTGCGTCACGGTCCCGGCGGCGACGGCGTCCTTGAGATCCTGCTTCTGCTTCGCGTCCTGCGCGTCCTGGATCTTCTCGTTCATGTAGTCGATCCGCTCCTGCGTGCTCTTCGGTTCCATCTCCGCCTTCTGCGCATCCCCGGCAAGGACCTGATAATAGTACTCTGCCTTCGCCGCGTCGCTGATATCATAGGCCTTCAGCAGCATCATCTTGTCATAGTTCTTCTCCAGCTTCCGCGCCGCCTGGATGAACGCATAGGTCTCCCGCTGGTCCTCGCCTCCCTCGGTCATGCCCTGATACGCTGCGGTCTCCTTCGCGGACAGCGACTTGAACCCGCTCTCCACCCAGCTCTGCGCCTCTTCCGTCGCCGTCTTGCCGAACAGCAGCGCCTGCGCCCAGCTCTTCGCCCGGTCGGCTGCGTTGTCGTTGTACACAGGATACTGCAAAATATCGCGGCCCTCGTTGTCCACTGTGTAGCTGCCGCCGCGAGCCGCCGCCGTCGCGCCCTGATACGCCTTTCGGATCTGCCCGCCGCCGAACGGCGTCGCCAGATACAGGCCCGGTTTGATAAGCTCATCTGTAATCGTCTTTGCCTTCTTTGTGGGGGCCATGTCCTCGTTGCTTGCCCAGATTGCTTTTCTAAGTTTCCCGATGTCCGGAAGCGCAGAGGCAACTGCGATTCTGCCATTGTCTATTTCAATCCCCATTGCCTCATCCAGTCCGAGGATCGTCAGCGCCTGTGTGCTCGGGGCCTCACTCAGAACGCGCCCCCATACGCCCGCAATCGCTTTATCTGTCGTCTGTTTCTCCGTCGTAAAATCGATTTTCTCACCCTTCGCAGCTCCGATCCCGGCCAGAACCATGTTCGGGATATGGTATCCGGTGAAATCTCCGACCGTATCGTTGATGATATCCAGCGGATCCAGCGCCGGGCGGCGGCCCACAATGCTTTCGTAGAACTCATTGTAGATCCACGCGCCAATGAGGAATTTGAACATCGCCTTCGCCAGCGCCGCCACGCCCTTCTTCCGCTCCTCCTGCGCCATATCCTTGAAGATCCAGCTCAGTTCGTTGTTGACCTCCAGCTGGAACTGCGTGAACAGCTTCACCAGCGGGTTCCGCGCGGAATACAGCGTCGGCGTCGACCCCTTGCTCCTGTCTGCCATCACGCCGGACGCAAACTGGTCTGCCTCCTGCATCGCGCTCGTCTCGCTCATGCCCCGCCGCAGGTTCTGGTAATACCGCGCACGGACGACGCTCCCCGTCGTAAACGTATCAACGGATTCCATCAGCCAGCCTGCACCGGCGGAGACTTTATCCATCGTGCTCATGGCCAGCCGCCCGTAGCCGCTGCGGTTGTTGATGAACGTCGACGCAGAATCCAGCCCGTCCGCCGTCTTGTAGTTTTTCAGCGTATCCCACATGCCGCGCAGCACATCCGTTGTCGACACCTGGCTCCATGCCTGCGTGATCGGAATGAAGTTTGTGAGCGCCGAACCCACGTTGGCCGCAACCATGTTCGCGCCCACGCGGGACTCAAACTTCTTCATGACGTTGTAGAACTTCCGCCCCATGAGCTTTTCCATGCCCCGGTCTAGCCGCGACTTCTTTCCCGCCAGCAGGTTCGTGTATTCGTCCAGCTCATCCACGAAGTTGGAAAGCCCATACCGTCCTTCCTCCGTCAGGTGCGCCACCTGCTCGTTGGCCTCATCCGGATTCAGGAACGGGTTCATCATGATCGCATCGATTCGCTGCTTCAGTCCCTCGTCCGACGCCCGATACCGGATCTGCGTCGCCAGCGCCCGCAGCCGCTGAATGTCCGCCGTGTGGAAGATCACGTCCGTTGCGACCTCTATGTACCGGTCAAAGCCCTGCAGCGCGTCATACGCCGTCGCGTAGCCGAGTCGGTTCTGGATGTTCGCCATGTACCGGATGCCGGGTTTGAAGTTTGCCGTGAGGCCGTTGATCGTCGCAGGCAGCGGCGACACATCGCCCTCGATCCCGGCCGCCCTTGCGAACTTCTGCAGAATGCTGCCGCCTTCCTCGTTCTCCTGGAAGTGTGGGAAATACCCCTGCAGATAGTTTACCGGCTCATAGCCGTTCTCAATGCGCACCCGGTTCATATCCTGGAACAGCTTGTCGTAGACCTCATGAAAAACCTTCACGGCTGCCCGCACCTTGCCGAGATCCAGATTCGGGTTCTGCTTCTCGAATTCCTGAATGGCCGCGTTCCACTCGTCAAACGTCATCCCCCCGCGCCTTTCAACACGTGGATGCTGCTTGAGATAGTCCCGGTTGAATTCCGCCTCGCCCAGCCACTGCACCGCATAGCTCTCCGAGACCAGATTTCCCTTCCGTACCTGCCGGTCGAGCTTCAGCGCCTTGATCCTATTCTGCTGCTGCACGAGGTAATTCTTGCGTTTGCTCTCGTTCTCATGGACGGGCCAGAAATACTTGTTGATGAATTCGTTTGCCTTTTCGTCAGAGACCTTGCCCTTCCGCGCGATATCCCGGATGTTCCGCTCCATCGTCTCACGCTGATATCGGATCCCCATGGTCTTGTCGACCCACTTGACGGCCTCGGCTTCCGTCAGCGCCTGCTCGGCAAAGTCCCGCAGTCCCTGCTTGCGCTGCGCGTTCCATGCCTTGAGCTTCAGCGCCAGCATATCATAGTCAGCCTTTGCCTCGTAGACCTTCAGGATCTGCTGCCCGTTTTCCAGCCCTGCCACATAATCCGGGCTTGTCTCCCCGCGCAGCAGCCGGTTCACGATCTTCTGGTCGGCTTCCGTCAGCAGCGTCTTGCTCTGCGCTTTCTCGACCACTCGCCTTGCATCCTTCAGCTGCGCCCACATCTGCTTCGTTTCTTCCGCTGTCTGCGGAATAGCAAGCTTTTCTTTGGCCTTGTTCTGCGCGTCCAGATACCGCTGCGCCACGCGCAGCCCGCTCGTCAGCCGGTCAATGGATTCCGTGAAATTCGCCTGCTGCCACTTCTTGAAGCTCGCCGCCTGCGGCCCGTAGTATTCATCCAGCGTCTTCTGCACCTTCTGAATCCCGCGCGCCACGTCGTAGATCTTCATCAGCTGGTCGCTCGGCGCGGTAATGTCTGCCGGGAACAGCTCCGGCGCCATTTCCCGAAGCTGCTGATACGCCACGTCCACCGGCAAGCCGTCCTTGCTGATCGTCAGCGTCCCCATGGCCGCCTTCCGGAACAGATTGTAGTCCGCAATATCCTTCCTGTCTGTCTCAGAGATCGAGATCTTCTGATCTCGGATGAACTTCTTGAGGTCTCCGTATTGCTCGATGTACTGCGTATCTTCCTCGATGCCTGCCTGGTAGGCTGTTTCAAAGAGATCGTTCAACTTCGCCCGGTCAAGCTGCCCGTTTGTAAAGAACGACCGCAGCGCCTCCTCGGCCATCGGCCGCAGAACCTCCCGCTTCGCCTGCCCCGGCACGCTCAGATTCTCCGCCAGCTCGTTCACCAGTCCGGACTCCAGCCGCCGCACATACTGTGCCGCCTTCTCCCCCATCAGATCCCGATACCGCCCGTCCTGCGCGGAATACCGGAACTGACTGACCGACGGCGTGTTGTCCGCCTGCGGGAGCGTCCCGTTCTCAAAATAATCCCGGATCGCTTGCAGCACCTTGTCGGCGTGTGTCCCTCTGGAAAATTCCGTGCTGGAGATCGTATTTCCCTGTGCATCGTCAATGTCCAGAATGACCTCGCCGTGCTCCTTGCTGATAAAATCGCTGAGTGCGTCCATCTGCGCCTTTGTGGGCATGACAGCAAGATTGATGCCGCCGCTCTCAGGCGAAATGCGGATGTTACCTTCCTGCATAAAGCGCACCATGCCGCCGCTGTAATCTCCGCCGCCGTAGTCCTCGCCCAGCGCGTCAATGATATCCCGATGATCGACCGTCCGGTATCCGCCGGGCCCGCCCTCGTGCCGCCCGGAGAAATCCAGCCTTGCGCCGTTCAGCAGCACATAGCCCGTCTCGCTCCACTTGTACGTCCGCCCGAAATAGTCGAGCGCGGTCTTGTCGTTCTGCTTTCTCTGCTCTGCAGCCGTTTGATCTGCGCTGGCAGAGAATTTCCTCTTTGCCGTCTCTGCGGTAGTTCCAACACTTACAACATCTGAAAATTTCTCTCCGTACAGATTGACTTTAGGCCCCTTATAGGTTATACTACCCATAGAACCATAGCGTTGCAGAGTGATAGGCATTTGGAAGCCTATTGTTCTAAGTAACGGGATGGTTCTTTTTTCGTCTGCGTGCAGGACAAAACTGTTCTGCACGAATCTGTCTGGATGATTGTCTTTCGTGTACGCGCTTGCAACCTTCTGCATATCATCCAGCAGCAGCCCGTTTTCCGTCGGTCGAAGGTCCATCACGCACATGACCGGTCTTCCGTCACTGGCTTTTACCGTCCCGAAGATAACAAGTCTGCTGTTCTCTCTTACGTTTGCGCTGTTTCTGCTTTTTAGGATCAGAACCGGATCGTCCAGAATCTCCGGGATCCGTTGGATCTCGCGGATCGTCATTTCAGGATGCTCCTTCAGAATGGTGCTGATCTTCTCGCCGTTCATATAAATATCGCTTTCGATTGCCCCCAGCCCTTGCAGCGTCGCGCCGGTCTCACCCAGCGCAAAGGACGTGCCCTCCGGCATCCCGGACTTGTACCATGCCGCCACTCTGCTTTTGAAATCCTGTGCAATCGACATCTTCGCCGGCGGTGCTCTCGCGCTGCCGGATTTTTTCTGCCACTGGCCGACCTCCATCTTCACGTCCGCGCGCAGCTGGTTCGTGCCGTAGTCCGTGCGGTTCATGCCGGCGTAGGTGTCCGCGACGATCTCCTCGACGTAGGCGTCCGTGTCGTCACCGTAGATCCCGGCGTATGCGTCCACATAGCTCTCGATCATTGCCTTTGTGATCTTGCCCTCGCCCAGCAGCCGCTTCTGGATCTTCGCCGCCATCTCCGGCCAGCGCTTGACAAGCAGATGATACCCCTCGTGCTTCGCCAGCTCGAACGCAGAATACTCCTCGCTGTCCGCCCGGATGAGCACGGAGCCGTCCTCCGTCACGGCAGCGTCCGCATAAAACGTCTGCCCGTCGATCTCCTGCGTCAGCTGCCCGGTGAAGAACCGCGCGTTCTGCACGCCCATCGACCGGAAGAACTTTTCCGCCGCCTGGATATCCTCGCTTCTGGCCTCTTGTCCCTTCGGCATGACGCGCACTTTTTGCGCATTGTTCTCTCCGAAACCGAGATCCGAAAGCGTTACTTCATCCCAAGCTTTTGCGAGATCTCTTGCACCCTGCGCTCTTTTTCTTCCGGCGTCAGCTCTTTGCCGCTGCTCTGTGCCTTGGCGAACGCCTCCAGTCTGTCCTTCGGCACGCTGACCAGCTTGCCCGATTTGTCCTTCATCAGTAACCTCGATACCTCCATTGTTTACCCCTTTCTGCCCTGCGGCAAGGCCCGCTCGATATGCGGCTGCCGCCACGTCCTGATTCATTCCTTCGGCGTAGCGCATCGCCCGCTGCTCACTCGCGCCGAGCCTGCCCTGCTCATAGACCTGTCCGAAGCTCTGCGCATACTGCTCCGTAGGCATTCCCGTCGTGTTCCCGTTCAGGAAATACGCCGCTGTTATCTCGTCATAGCCCGTTCTCCGGGCCTGCTCCTGCAAATACTGTTCTTCCTGCTGCGCGGCTGCTTCGTCCAGCTCCCGCTCCGCGCCCGCCGTCTGCTGCTTGGCATACTGTACCGGATCCAGCTCGCCCATGTTCTCTGTCCCCGGGATTGGCGCAAATAAGCTGTCCTGGTTATACTGCTGCTGCGCCGCCTGCTGGGCCTGCTGCACCGCCTGGACGCTCTGCTGCGCCCGGCTTTGTTCCTGCTCCTGCTGGTACTGCTGCGCAAGCCTCTGGTTCTCCTGCGCCGTCTCTGCCGCGCTCTTGTAGATCTGGAATGTCTTCTCGTCCGCCTCGGCCTGCGCCTGCTCCTGCCGGGCCTGTTCCTGCAGCTGTTCGAGCCGGGTCAGCGTCTCCGGCACGCGCGGCTCCTGCCCTTCGTCCACGGCCGCCTGCTGCTCCTTCGCCACCTCACGCAGCGTGTCCTCCACGGCCTTCTGCGTCACCTCGCCGCCTTCATCCACGGTCTGCTGCAGCTCCACGGCCAGCTGGTGCGCCTTCGTGCCCTCTTCCTGCGCCATGCCGTAATCAATGACGTCCTGCACTTCGCCCGCTTCTAAGACCGCTCTGGCCGTCTGCGTGACGTTTGCCTCCAAAATCACGCGGTTCACGCCCGCATACGTCCCGGACATGGCAAGGCCGGACAGGCCGCCCGCGAGGAACGAAAGGCTGTCTTCTTTTGCGAAGTCTCCGACCATCGCCGCCAGCGCCTGCGCCGGCGTCCTGCCCTCTGCGATATAATTTGCGTAGGCCGTCATGACCTCACCCCGGTCATGCTTCGCCACCACGTCATACGCACGGTTTAGCCAGTTGGACGCGATCTCTTCCGCGCCTTCCGACGCGAACGACCGCAGTGCCTTCCTCCACACGGCCTTCCCGCTCAACATGTTCTCGATGATATCACCCACGGAGTATTTTTCCGTAATACCCTCGATCGCACCCTCGACAATGCCGTCGACCAGCGCGTCCGCGTTGGACTTGCCGTTTTGAATGCCCTCATAGACCGAATCCGCCGCGACCTGCGAGCCCATCACCCAGTTCATGGTCTCCGCGACCGCATCCTTCGCCCCCGCACCGGCCGCACCGCCGACCGTCCCGACGAGCCCCGTCGAGACCGCCATGTTGACCGCGCTGTCCAGTGCCGACGTGCCCGCCTGATACAGAAACTGCCCCGTCGGGTTCATATTCTGCATCACGCTCTGCCGAATGCCGGAGGACAGGCGCGACGCGTTGTACGCCGGGCTGTAGATGTTCGTCGGCATATCCTCATTTTGATAGCCGCCCGCCCACTTCGGCAATACGCCACGCAGCGACTCCACATTGCCCAGCGCCTTCCCCGGCGCCAGCGCCGCAGAGAACAGCGTGCCGCCCACCGGCGACCGCTGTCCGATCTCCTGTGCCGCCGCATCGAGCTTCTGCGCGTTCTCATAGTCGTCCAGCACCTTCTGCCATTCTGCAAGCTGTTTTAGCTTCTCGTCGTCATAGCCCTTCTCGTTCAGCGCCGTCTTCGCGTCGTATTTTGCATACGCCCGCACCTGATATCCGTTCAGCTCCTTCCCGCGGTACTGTCGGAGCAGCTTCTGGTCTTCCTCGCTCAGATTCCCGATTGCCTCCTGCGCCCGGGCCAGCACGCTCTGGCTGTCGACCTGTGCCTTGCGCTCCTGCAGCGCGTCGATCTCGTTCTGCAGCTGTGTCACGCTCTTTCCGTTTTCAGACAAACCCGTCCCGGAAAAGTGCGTGTCCGCCTGCTCGACCTCGCGATTGTAGATCTCGCCCTCCAGCAGCTTCGACGTCCGCCGCATGCCGCGCACCTGGTCCCGCTCCACGGTCTTCATCGCCCGCGCCCGCTCGACTGCCGCATTCACATCGTCCATCTGGCTCTTTACCGACGGGCGGAACGCGTTTCCCAGCGCCGCGCTCTGCTGCTGCAGTGCCATCAGCCCAAGCTGCCGCCCCTGCGCCGCCTCCACGCCGCGCAGGTAATTCTGGTATGAGCCATACTGTGTCTGCATCGCGGAAGACCGGCTGTATTCCTGCTGCGATACCTTCCCGCTGATTGCCGCCCCCGCACTCTCCGCCTTTTTCTGCCCGCTCTCGCCATCTCTGGAATAAAGCTGCACAGCAGCGCGATACGCCTCAAACGCCGCCTGCCGGCGCCGCATTTCCTCGTTCCCGTTCTGTACACCCGCTACAAAATCCGTCCGGTTCATAAGACCGCCGGAAGAACCAGCCGCTTTCGACTGGTTCTTCTCGACGCCATTCATAAACTTCTTCTTCGAAATAAGGCTCATTCCGCCCTCCTTATTTTCTGCTCTTTGAGACCTTCGCCTGCTTATAGCTGACGCCGCTGTCGATCTTCTGCCCCGTGCGCTCCCAGATCAGATTTGCGAGGTTGTTCCACTGCTGCTTGCTCATCTGGCTTCGCGCGTTCACGGCTTCATCATAGGCCCGCTCCGTCTTTCCCTGCGCCAGCAGCGTCGAGATCGTCTGCATCACGCCCCTGTAGCTTGCGTCCAGCATGGACACATTTTCGTCCCGGTTCCCGTAGCCGTTGATGAGGTTCAGCCCCGCAGAGCTGCTTCCTCCGCCGCCACCGCCGCCGGAGCCCTTCGCTGCCGCCTGCTCCGCCGCCAGCGCCTGCAGGTAGGCCGCGTTCTCGTTGTTTGCCTTCTGCGCCCAGTAGTCGAGCATCGTCGCCCACTGGCTCTGGTCTAGCGACCGCTCCGAGTTGTACGCGCTCCGCGCATCCGAAAGATCCGAATAATAATCGCTGACCGTATCCCGGTACCGGCCGTAGTCCGTGTCTTCCCGGCCCTTCACGAGGCTGTACTGGTTATAAAGGTCCGTCCCCTCGTCCTGATACCGCTGATACGCCTGCTGCTGCAGCTGCGGCACGATGTCGTTGAGGTTCTGCAGATACGCATTGTACGCCTGCTGGCCCACCTGCTCACCGTAGGTCGAGCCATAGCCGCCCGTGAGTGCCGCCGCCTGCCCCATCGTGTCCTGCATGGCCAGCCGCCCGAGACGCTGATACTGCTCCCGGTACTGCTGGTACAGAGGATCCGTCCCCATGTCATAGCTGAATTTCTTCCGGTTCCGGATCTGGTCATACAGACTCGTCAGCTCATCGTCCCATCGGGACTGATATGCGCCCGGCTTGCTGGCCTTGACCTGCTCCAGATACGCCTGCGCCGCCTGCACGCTGCCCGACGGCGTATAGCCTCCCTCCAGTCCGTTCAGCTTGCTTCTCGTGTAGTCCGAAACACCGGACATGGTGTATGGGCTGTTCCGGGTCTGGTAGCTTCCGTCATAGTTGCGCGTCGTCTGGTTCTTGTTCACCAGCTGCGACTGATAGCTTCCGTCCGCGTTCACGCCCGTAATGCGGTACGTGCCGCCCCCGGTCACAACCTCGTCTCCGGCTGAAAGCCCCGCCGGGGCCCTGCCGCCCGACTCTACTCGATATACGCTCATAGTCTCACCGCCTTAAAGCTTGAAGTGTGTCGCGTACTGCTTCGGCATGTACGCCTGGTTGTAGGCGTTGAAATACCCCTGATAGTAGCTGTTGTATTTCGCCGCCTCGTTTGCATACTTCGTCGTCTCCCCGTTGGCGTCGCAGATCTTCATCCCCAGATACCAGCGGTAAATTTCATCATACGGCCACGGGATCAGCAGCTCCGTTTCCAAATCCACGTCCTCCCCATAGCCCGTGAACGGCTCCGGTTCCTTCTCGTGCTCGTGTGTACAGATGATATCCCGGTACACGATCCCGTCCAGCTCCGACAGCCACCGGACCTTATCCGGTGTCTCGTACTGGTTCTGCAGTAACCGGTCGACCGTCTCGATTGCTTCTCTGATTTTCATAGTCCCCTCCTTACCAAAAGAAGGGGCATTTCTGCCCCTTCCTCTGCTTCATGCCGTCATGGGCATTCACTTGTCAGTTGTCCGCCTGCGCGCGGCGGAAGGCTTCTTCCTCCGCCATCCGCGCGTTCATCAGAACCTCATACACCGGCAGCGGGACCTGCACGTCCTTGCCCTTCGGCACCATGAACGTCCGTCCGTTTACCGCCACAAAGCGGCTCTGCTCCTCGTTCTCCTGCCCGCGGGGCAGATAGATCGTCTTCATGACGTCCCACACGTCTTCTGGGTTTGCCTGTGCAGCCGCCGCAGCGGTCTTCTCAGTTGCCATTGTATGTGCTCCTTTCTCAGTTGGCTTCGTCCGTACCGGAGTATGCGCTGCAGCTCTCCACGCGGACCATGCGGTCCTCGTACAGCAGCTTCGCCGCCATCTCGGCCTTGTAGCCGACGGTCGAGAACTGGTTCAGCGGGCCGCCGATCTCGTCCTTGCCCTTGACGATCATCTCAAGATTGCCGCCCTCCGGGTCGATCATCTTGTATGCGTCCTTGCCGAGGAACAGCGTCGCGTACACGCTGTAGTAGACCGTCGTTCCTCCGCCAGACGCTGCAGTCTTGACCGGGCAGGTCGAGTTGTTGAAGATCTTCGCCTCCGTCGTCTCGACAAACCGGACGCCGTGCAGCTCGCCGATCTCACCCGAGAACAGCGGCGTGACGTCTGCATACTTGTGCGCCTCGACCCATGCGTCCGAGGACCGCAGGTCGTATGCGACCGACGGATGGATGATCGCGACATACTTGCCGTCGATCTTCGGAGCCTTCATTTTCTTCAGCGTCGTTACGGCCTTGTTGACCTCGTCCGGCGTTAGCTTCGCCGTCAGGTCGAGGCCCGCACGGCTGGTGACTGCCGTATGCGCGCCGCCCGTGCCGATCTTGTCGCAGTACTGCACGTTCGAGCCTGCCACGACCGCGTCGCGCACGCGCTTGTCGATGGACGTACCGGCGGAAGCGCCGAGTTCTTCGGTCGCACCCAGGATGACGTTGTCCAGCGCATGCAGCTCCAGCTGATCCGAGACCGTCACGTACAGGCCGATCTGCTTGATCGCGCCGGTCGTGCTGGTCTGGCCCATCTTCTGGCCGGTCGGGATGACGCCTTCGGTCAGCTCCTCTGCGTCCTTCAGCGTGTTCCACTTGCGCCACTCGACGGTCTTGCCGTGGTTGCGCGGCAGCGCCTGACGGCCTGCCAGCTGCGCATGCACGAGGTTCGGCCGTGCGTTTTCGAGCAGCTGCGTGTCGTAGAACGTCTTCATGGTCGGCGCGAGCGTGTCGTTGCCGCTGAATGCGGTCGTCTGACCGGTGCCTGCGTTTACGTAGTTTCCGGTCGCGTTGACGAGCGTACCGGCGTCAGCAAAAAACTGAAATCCAATTGGTAACATTGTTTCCTATCTCCTTTCTCAGGGGATCACTCGTTCCCCTCTTGCCGCGCGGCGGCGCATGTCCTCTACCTCCGCGCGTGACCAGTGTGTTTTCATCGGGACGTTCTCTCCGCCCGCAGCGCCGGATCCGATCTCCTGCGGCCGCGCGCCCTGCGCCTGGATGGTCCGCATGACGTTCTCCCGCGCCTGGTTCGCCACCAGCTGCGCCTGTGCCTGTGCGATCTCCTGCTGGTGGATGACCTCATAGGCCGTCTTCGGCGGCACGCCCGCGCCCATGAGCCGCGCAAAATCCGGGTTCTGCATCTCGGTCTCAAAGTCCGCGCCGTACCGCGCCGTCACATCCCGGGCAAAGTCTGCCTGGATCCCGGCGAAGGCTTCTCGCATCTGGTACTCCTGCAGCTGCCGCCGCATGGCCGTATTCTCGGCCCTGCCGGCGTACTCCTTTTTGAGCGCGTCCGTCGTCGTGCCCTTCTCCATGGCCTCCGCGCTGTAAAGCCGCTCGTCAGCGGAAAAGCGCTGTGCCAGTGCCGCGAAGTCCGTCTTCCGCGGATCCGACGTGTCGATCCCGTAGAGCGCTCCCAGCTGGTCAATGATCGGCGCCATCGCCTCGGCCTGCCCCTTGTACTGGTTCAGCCCGCGCACGCGCTGCTTTACGACCTTCTGCACCGCAGAATCAAAGTCCTGCTTGTAGCGCCCCCGGATCAGACTGTCGAACGTTTCTTCCTGTGTACCCTGTCCCTGAGCGTCGGGGACGTTGGCCGGCTGCTGCTGCACCTGCGCCTGTGCAACTGCCTCCTGCCCGCTCTGCTGACCGGCGACGTCAGCTGCGCCCGTAGTCTGAGCGCCTGCGCCCGTGAATTCGCCTTCCATGCTGTAAATTCCTTTCTGGCGTTTATTCTAAAATCATCGTAGCACAAACTTTTCCCAACTTCACCCCACGCCGCGGCAGAAATAATCCCGCCAAAACGTGCCGCCGCAATCGTCGGTTCTTATCCCGGCTGCGTGCTTTCTTCCGACTTTTTGCGCGCATTCTCCACGATCTTCGGCTCCTGCGCCTCGCCGGTGTTGATCTCCGGCTTCTCCGCTGCCGCGGCGCTCGCCTGCGGGACGGCCTGTCCGCCCTCCTGCAGGATCTGCTGCGCCAGCCCCTCACCCATGACCGGATCGTACCGGTCTGCCAACGCCAGCGCCAGCTGCTGCCACTCGACCAGCCGCTGCTGCAGATCCGCGTTCTCCTGGATTTTCTGGATGATCGAGTCTTTCCCGTCGAAGTCCATCATGTCCAGTGTAGATAGCGCCTGGTCGACCATCTGCGGGTTGAAGAATCCCAGCTGGAAGAACTGCAGTGCCAGCTCGTTCTGCGCCATGGACGTGTACTCGCTTGCCTTCTGCGCCGAAACCTCAATGTCGAAGACCGGCTTCCGCAGCCCATCCGGCTGCCCGTTCGCGCCGTAGAGCGTCTGCGGCTGCAATCCCCGATTGCTGTACTGTACGAACTGCTCTGCCCCGCGCTGCCCGACGATCCGGAACTGCCGCGGCAGATCGTAGAACTGCCGGATGCGCTCAATGACCATCCGGATCATCCGCGCATACGCCCGGTATGCCGACTTCGTGGAATCCTTGCTGCTCCTGCCGGATGCCTCCTGCAAGGCCGCAATGGCCGAGGCTGCCGTCACGCCCGAGTTTGTCGCGCCGTTGTTGACATCCGTGTTTCCCGTCGTCCACTTGAGCTCTTCAATTTTGTTCTGCAAGATCGCAATGTAATTGCTGTTGAGCATGTTCACCTGGATTGGAACCAGACTGTCCTGCCCCAGATTCCCGTCCACATGCACGAACGGCTTCGTCCAGTCCGCGAACTCCTGCTCGTTGACCGACCCGTCCGACCGCTTGAACCACCGAGGCGTCGTCGCCATGATCGCGTTCTTCACGATCGCCTGGTTCATCCGGTCGATCTGCTCCTGCGTCGACTTGCCGATGTCGATATACCCATACCCGGCAATGCTGCCCTCCACCGGAAACAGCGCGTCGACCACAAACGGGTATTCCCCGTCGTCATACAGCCCCGTCTCGGCCATGGGCCGCCCGGCCGGCTGCTGCACAATGCTCCCGTCCGGCAGCGTCAGCGTGACATATTTCTGTTCCGTATCGTTCTCCGTCGACTGCAAAACCGTATCGCCCACCAGCTTCGCGAAGTGCAGCACCTGCCGGCCGTTCTGATATTTCTTGTAATACCAGTCTACCACCATGGATTTCCCGTCAAAGCTGATGACGTCGTCCGTGTTGTACTTCTGCTGGATCTGCGGATTGGAGTTGAGCTTTCCCTGCAGCTCCGGGTACTTCGCGACCAGCAGATCGTTGTCCACCATCTCCGTCAGGAAGATGTTCTTCGACTTCTGCAGATCCCGGACGCCCGGCTCCCAGAAGAAAGACAGGATATCCACCGGCTGCACCGAGATATCCCCGAGTCCGTTCAGCTTCGAAGAATCCCATTTCACATGCCAGATGAGCGTCCCCTGCTTGAGTTTCGTCCACTGGCTGTCCGAATAGACCTCTTCGAAGTCGTTCTGTTCCAGAATGACCGGCAGCACCGAGGAAAGCTTCGCCGCCTCCTCCCGGTCGTCCGGTTCCCGCGGGCGGATGGCCGGGGCCGGATAGGCCGCGATCGCGTCCGCGTGCTTGCCCATGATGACGTTGAAGAGCCACGCCGACGTCCACTTGTCATCCTCCGGGTTTCCCTTCTGGATCCGCTGCCAGCTGCGCATGCGCCACCAGTCCTCCGACGCAATGACCCGCGCCTCCAGCGCACTCTTGCCCTGCCTGTATTTCTGCAGCGTGTCCATGGCCTTTCTGGCCTGCTCTTCGCCGATGGCCTTTCGCGCCATCAGCCCGCTCGCCTGCTCATTCTGCATTCTCAGCTGCATCTGCTCTTCCTGCATCCTCTGTGTCCTCCTTCCGCATATCTGCTGCCGTCAGCAGCTCGACCTCATGCCGGATTCCGTCCAGCACAAGCCCTACCACGACCGGCGGCAGCCCCGCCCGGTTGATGTCCATGATCAGCCGCTCCCGCAGCTGCACGATTGCCTTTGTGATGTTCATTTCAATCTCCTTCCGCCGCTATGGCCGCATTGCCTGAATCAGCTTGTTTACTCCGGCCTTCATGTTCAGCAGTATCCGTGCATAAATCGGGGCTCCTTTTTGGATGCTGTCAGGCTTAACCCCATCATACATTGCTTGCCTCGCATCTTCATCAACATATCGCAGCCCTCCCCCTATCCCATTAAACGCCTGTCTGACAATGCTTGCCGTTATAGTATCCCCAGGCACAATTGTAGGAACAGTATCAGTCCGCACTAATGTCAGCTCGCCCATAGCGATCAGCTTTTGATACAAGTCATTCATCGCAGCTGCGGTCAGATTCGACACATGCTGCCCAGCCTTGATTTTTTCATCATCATTGTCTGTCCACGCAAAATCTGAAACTTGAACGCGACGGACAAAGTAAAATCTTATCACGGATCCGCCTTGTTGTATCCGGTTTAAATTGATGCTTTCGCCCTTGATCCAGCGATCCATCTGCCCTGCGCCTCTGCATATCATAAAAACATATGCCTTCCCATATGTTTTGTAGGCCAGCGTATCTGTGACCGCAATTTCTGTCCCCTCTATTTCTTCGGTCAACGTCGCCATCAGCGTTCCACCATTGTCGGTATAGCATTTTTCCGTATACGTCGCCATATCCTCACCCAAACACCGGCGTTGCGGTGCTGATCCCCTCGATGGATGCTGCATGGAAAATAATCTTCCCGCTTGCGAGCAGCTGGATCCACGCGCTTTCATCCTTGTTCTGCAGATACACAGAGCCCTTTGTCGACTTGATGCGCACCGCCGGGCCGGACAGATTGACCGCATATTCCGCCGTGCTGGAGGACGTAAACTGCAGACTGCCCTCCGCGCCGCCGATCGTGCCGTTGGAGAAATTTGTGCCCGCGATCTCAAGACCGTTGCTGATGATGTTGATCTCATCCATGATCTGCTTGAGCTTCGTCTGGATGCTCGTACCGTCGAGCTTCAGATCCGTCGCGTTGATTGTTCCGCCGATCTCAGCCCCCGTGCACGTCAGCTTGCCGTTCGCGTCGACCTTGAATTTGTCCTTGATGGAAAGCCCGCTCGTGCCGAAGTACATGCTTGCGCTGCCCCCAAATTCGTTTGCCTTGCGGAAAATGCTGCTTTCCGAGATCGTCCACGGGCCGAACGTCGAGTCGGCTGCTGCCGTGATCTTCCCCGACAGCACCGCCCCCGCCGCCTCCAGCGTCCCGGATGGGAAATGCAGCTTCTTGTCGCTTAAATACGCGACCTCCTGCCCGTCCTGCCAGAAACTCACCCGGTTCGGCGTCACCGTCACCAGCTCATTTTTCGTCTGGTCGATGACACGTTCGCCGCCGTCCGTCACCGTCGTCTCGATGTTCCCCACGCCCACGCCGTACACCGGCGCAGCGTCCTTGTAGTAGAGCAGCCCCGTCTTGATATACTGCTTCGAATTGACGGAAAACTGGTTGTTGACGCCCGCCGTGTAGTCATACAGCTGTTTGATGCCGACGGAATTGCCCTCGATCGTCAGCTGCGTCTTTTCGAGATACTTTCCGAAGTCCGAGATGGCCACATAGCTGCCGGACAGCTTCGTCGACCACGTCTCCGAATTTGCCGCGGCGAAGTCCGCCGTCTTGATGATGAGCGCTTTCAGCGCTCCATAGCCGGAGAGCGTCGTTTTCTTCTCCGCCTCGGAGAGGCTGTCCGCGTCGATGGCCTGTGAGATTTCCGTCAGCGTCGCCTTTGCCGACCAGTCGGCGAGGTTCAGCTGCTCCGTCACGCTGCACAGATACCGCCGCATGCTCTCCAGCTGCTCCTGCGTCGTCTTCCCCGCGATGGACGGGTATGCAAGTGTTAAAGATCCCATTATGCGTCACTCCCTGCCTCTAAAACCCGCGCCAGACTAAACAGCTTCATCTCGCCCTTCCCTGTCAGCCGGAATTTCAGATGGTCGCACCGCGCGGGCCGGATCGGCAGCAGGAACGTCCGCAGCCCCCGGCCTTCAATGTGCCCGCAGTGCCGCCACACGCCGTCTGAATCATACTGCACCCAGAAATCGACGCTCGTCCCCTTCGGCAGCTGCATGCGCAGATTGATGCGCGAGACGTATTTCTTCCCGACGAGTCCATACGTCATGATCCCCGTTTCCGCCATCCAGCCTACTGGGCCTTCCAGCGTCCCGACGCTGCCGTACACGGTCCTGAGCGTTCCATCCTCAAGGAAATACAGCTCATCGTCCACCCGGGCAAAAGCTTCCGCGTGCGTCACGTCCTCCCGGTGCCACAGGCCTTTTCTCGTGTCGTAGACGAACAGCGACCAGTTGTGCGCCGCATCCTCCATGCTGATGAAATACTTTCCTCTGGCGCCGCCCGCGACGGCATTGTAGTAGAGCTTCGTCCCAAAGCAGCTGCCGATCTCCTGCGGCAGACTCCCGTCGTACACGCAAACGCCCATCCGCGATTTGTAATACAGCCGGTCATCCACCACGACCAGGCTCTTGCTCGACCCATTCTGCACGCCCGCGCACTTCTGCACGACCACCTGATGCGCCCCCGTCGCCGACGGATACACCCGATGGAAGCAGTCTTCCTTGAAGAAAATCGGACTGTCGGCCAGCGTCGCCGCGCCGGTCCACTTCCCGTCCGTGCCGCAGCTCGCGCGCCACGAATCCGTCGACACGCCCTGGTAGCACTCCCAGTTCTTAAAATCGCCCAGCTTGCAGCAGTAGATCTCATTGACGGTCTCGCCGTCCGCCACGCCGTACTTGCAGCCCCACAGCCGGTTCCCGCTCTCGGTGATGAAGTCCATGCTTGGGACCTTCCGGGCCGTCTTCACCGTCCCGCTCGTGACCTTCGTCGTCTCGTCGACGAGGCCGACGATCACGATATAGCTCTCTCCCACGTCGTACAGGATCTGGCTGCCGTTGAGCTTTTCGACCTGCTCGTTTCCGCTGAGGCCCGAAAGCTGAATGCCGTCATACTGCTTGAAACCTTGACCGATGCCATTGGCAGAAAGCTTCAGATACACCGTCGGCACGGATACCCACTGGCTCGTCGCCTCCGCCCACTGCTTGAGCGTGTGGAGTTTGCCGGACGTGTCGAGCCAGTACTGCCCGTTCGACGGACTCTCCGGCTGGCTGGCCTGCGTGTAGCTGACCGTCAGCGCCGTCCCGTCGACGAGGCAAAGAGAAATTTCCACGTTCGTGCTCGATGCGTCGACCACATTCTCCTGCCCCATGTACCCGTTGTCGGAGTATTTTTCGGTGTTGAAGTAGATCCCGTCCGGGAAGATGCACAGATACGCGCCCATGGAAATGAGCTGCTTTTCCCCCGCCGAGATCGACACGGACGGCATATACGCCTCCATCGAAGCGCCGTTGATATAAAGCACCTGGTTCTGCACCCAGCACAGCGCATCCTTCGCCAGAATGCCCTGCACGCCCTCGATTGCCTGCGCCGTCCCCCGCCTTGGCCGCGGCGCGAGCAGCGGATACTCGTCCGCCGACAGATTCTCCATGTCGTAAAACTCCCCGTCCGCGAGTTCTAGGTTGTGGTTGTATCCGAGAAAGACCTCCGTCATCATGGTCTGCTTCTCAGTCTCCGTCAGTTGTGGTGCCAGCATGGCCTTACCTCCTTTTCATCATGTCCAGGGGATCAAACAGAACCGGCGGTGCTTCTGCCGGTACCGTCGGCTTGATTGGCCGCGACATGCACATATACCGCCATTCGTCCGCGCAGTGATCCTCCATTTTCGTATCCAGATCCTCCACCTTGTGCTCGTCATACATGAGCATCGGGATCGTCCGGATAAACGCTTTGCACCCTGCAAATACATACATGCTCGGGTATCCATCCGGGTCAAACTGTAGCCGGTAGTGGCACTGCATCCACCCCGCAATGCGCTCGTTGTCTCCCGGTGAAAAATATACACCGTATTTCGCTGCGGTCTGCATGATGCTCTCTCCGCGATCCGCCGCCCAGCACGCCGGGTCTGCGACGCCGATGATGTTCTTCCCTTTGAGCCACGCATGCGTCCGCTCGATCCTGCTGATCTCCGCAAACTGCTTGTCCGGGTTCCACTTGACGCCCTCGTTCGGTGCCTTCGTGCATCCGTAAAGCTCCAGAATGCGATAGATCACGCCGTCATAGTCGACCGCCCACCACGCACAGGAAAACGGCTTGCCGTAGCCAAAGTCATAGCTCCTGCAGATCGTCCACCCGTCCGGGATCTCAAACGGCTCAATGACATGCGTCCAGCGCCGGTCTTTGTAGTGTTCCGGATCGTCCCGGAAGTCCTCAAAGAATTGCCCTTCGTAGACGTCCCACCTGCCATACAGCCATGCCTCGCGCAGCTTCGGCGGCAGTGTTTCGAGCTGCTCGATATACTCCGGCTGGATCTGCATCAGGACTTTGTTGTCCTGCACCAGCGCCTGAATGAAGCTGTAGTTTTCCGGCTTCTCTTTGTCCTCAAATCTGCGGTCAATGAACAGGCGCTTGAAATACGCATGTGCCGGGCCGCCCGGGTTCAGCGTGTAGTACGTCCGCTTTGGAAACGGGTTCGTGCCGCGCACGCAGGCGTTGATCTGGTCGATCCACTCCTTTTGCAGCTGCCCGGCCTCGTCAATGAACAGCACGTCGTATTCCGCGCCCTGGTATTGCCCCAGATCTCCCGCGTTGTCGCAGTAACCGAACGTGATCGTCGATCCGTTTGGGAAACGGAAGGTCTTGTCGGTGGTGTTGTACTTCGCGATCCCCGCCAGCTCTTTTTTCAGCGGCTCGATGTGGTTGTTCCGCAGCTCCGGCATCGCGCGCCTGACGATCAGAACCTTGATCCCTGCGAAGTGCAGTGCCAGCAGCTTTGCCTTCGTCCGCACAGCCCAGCTTTTCCCTCCGCCGCGCGCACCGCCATAGGCCACATGCCGGTGATGATCCAGCAGAAACAGCTTTTGCTTTTCGTTCGGTTCCCCGAAGCAGCGCTTTTTCATCCCGCGTAAGCCTCCGCCTCCGCCTCCATCGTGATCCTCTGGCTTTCATCCTTTTTTTCGCCCTCCGCATCCCGTCTGTAGCGGAACCCATACTCCAGCGCGAACTGTGCCCCCCGCTGAGAGTCCCGGTCGAACAGTCTTTCGGCCGTATATTGTTCCACGCGCGTCTGCGCGCGCGAAATCGTGTCCATAAATTCTTTCCTGGCCTTGTAGTTGTACAGGCTCTGCCTGCTGGAAAAGCCCAGCGCCAGCGCAAGCCCCGGGATCGTTGGCGGCTTCCGGTTCACCCAGACCGGTGTCCCGTCTTTCTGGTTGAAAACGATGTCCCCGTCCTTATCCCGCAGGATCTCTCCCTTGCAGCTCTCAAAATACGCCTCGATCAGCCTTTCGATCTGCTCCACGGATTCATACTTCGGTTTCCTCGCCATGGCTCACGCCTCCCTTCTGCTTTTCAGCATAGCGTATCCGGAAAATCTTTTCACCCCACGCACGCAGAATGAGCGCATACGGCGTTCCGCATGCGCTTCGGCTCTCATTCTGTTCTTTCGTAGTATCGGAGCTTCGCCGCCGCGATGCTGCACCGCACGTAGTCAAAGCTGGCGCAGTATCGCGTGATGTAGTCTGACGTCTCCCTCCGCTCAGGAAATGCGAGCACGCATTCTCCCTCGCAGCGGATCGTCTTTTTCCCGGCCGCCTGCCAGAATGGGCAGATATACTCCCTGTGCCAGTAGTCGCTCGTCTCTATCACCCTTTCGTTCTAAAACTCAACGCATTTACAAGGCTTAAAGAAGGCGGCTCCCGGTCCGCTTATGTGTCTCGTTTTTGGGATCCCATACATATTTGAAATATAGAAATCCATACTGCGTGGCTCTGGACTCGACGAGGATGTAGCCGCGCGGGGCGACTGGCGGGCGCGTCGGGCTGTAGTCCCGGACCGCCTCGGTCGCTGGCTCCGGCTCCGGCCGGGCGCAGTTGCGACTGGCCTTGTACCGGTGGCCGCCGAACTCCTTGCGCCAGTGGCCGTGCAGGTAGTTGGCCAACGCCGTGTAGTCCTGCCCGTGGTCGACCTTATTTCCGTTCTCATCCAGATAGTAGTTGTGCTTCCGCAGTGGCTTGCAGTCGATGACGCTGCCGAGGCCCCAGAGCCTGCCCAGCTCATCGGCAGGAATGCCATCCGTGATCAGGTGCAGGTGGAAGCGGTTGGTCGACTTGCCCCGGCCGTAGACGATGACGATCTTCGCGTCCGGGTAGCGGTAGGCCATGCGTCGGTAAAAATTATCCCGGATCCGGCGCATCTCCTGCGCGGTATGTACCTCATGTTCGGGGTCGAGCGTGAGTGTGGAGTAATAGCTCGACGGGGAGAAGTTGGCGTTGACCAGCGCCGCGAACTTTGCAGCCGAGATCCTGGTGTTGAATTCCTCGCGTTCTTCCTGCGACTGGAACCGCGGCTTCTTCGGCCGGCTGATCTTTGGATCCGCGCCATCGGACACGGTATAAACGATCTGCGTACATACCGCCCCTGTAAACAGGCGGCGCTTGTGTCTCTTTGCCATCATCTGCACCTCTTTCTCCCGGGCGGACAGAGCCGTCCGCCCCTACAGGGCCATCTGCCCGCTCAAAGCGTGGCCGGAAATTCCGGCCACAGTTTCAACGGTCAGTTCGTGTATCCGCATGCCTTGCATGTGCATACGTCTGTCTCAGCGTCCCATTCGCAATCTGATGCCCCGCATTTCGGGCAGTGCCCCCACGCGCCTCGCGCTCCTTTGGGATCTGGCCCCGGCCCATTCAGCTTTGCATACCATGGATTCCCTTTCGGGCCCAGCTTCTCCCAATGTGCGGTATGCTCACGATTGTCCCTGCGTTCCTCTCTTGCCTCCTCGATCCACATTTCCAGACGAGCAAGCTTTTGCCTTCTGGCTATCTGCACTTCCACTGGGACGCCGAACAGCAGCGTCAGCTCTTCCAGCGCGATCTGGACGTCCGCGATCTCCTCTGCGATCTCGTCATGGTTGTCGATTTCCCCATCGCCGATGAACACTTCGGCCGCAAATATCTTTCGCTGCGCCTTGCACAGCTCCTTTGTCAACTCTGCCATCTCTTCGATGGCTACAGTGACCTGCATATCGCCGCCGAATACCTCGATTGCGTCTCGATAGATTTTCGCTGTTTCAGTCATTCTGCGCCGCCTCCATTTCCTTGCGCTCCTGCATAAACCCGTGCAGGAACAGTTCCAGCAGCGCAGATGCGCGGTTGCACAGATTTGTAAAATCCTTCTTGCTGATCTGCAGCTTGCCGGTCGTAATAACTTCAGTCTCCGGGCGGCTAATAATCTGAATCGTCGGATTAGGCACCAGCGTCTTTGCGCCGTCCGCCCCCACCTCGAAGAGCG